ATAAAGACGCCGGGAGACACAAACTTAAACTTTCTTTCAGACATTAAACTTTTCTCCTCTAAGACGAGTTACACCTAGGCGTAAGCGCCAGTGTTGTTCCTTAGTAAATAGTTGCTTGATATTGCAAACTCCCCACGGTGTTATGGTTTTCCAAATGGTTTAATTTTACGGGGAATTATCTTCTTACTTGCACGGGCTTGATCTGCCAATCTAAAGACCCCGCTTTCAAGCTCCACCCTTTGGATAAACTCTACCTCTTCGTCAAGTAAAGCTCTTTCATTTTGAAACACAATTTCGGCTGCTGATTCTCTAATAACTAGATTAGGTTTGTCTTGATTTTTGTCTGATCCGACAATGTATCCAAGAACATTGATTGTTACGTCGGTTTTAAAGAGTCGTTCATCTTCATTCAGAGAGGCTGCATTATTAGTTTGTGCAAAACTTGAATCAACGAATGCCTCATACCGGTTTCCCTCATGGGAAATCATAAAACTATTAGTTGCACCACGATCTGCTATGATCGGTGCCAAGACTTGGTTCATCTGTTGGATATATTCTGTTGTAATCGATATAGTATAAGATACGGTAATATAAACTGGTTGAGGAATCGAAATCACCTCATAAACAATTTTCTTGTTTGATCTTGGCGATGTTTTTACATTTCTATCTGCCCCAGACAAACTCCTTCTAATAGAGTCCGCATTTGCTCTGAGTGAAGTCTTAGATTGCATCACTCTCCTGGCAATAGTAATTGCGCCGCCCTTCTCATCGTTAATCTCTGGCACATTTGCCATATAAATACCACGATTAGCCGGATCTTTATCTACTGATGTTCTCTCTAGTGAAATCAAAGGATAAATCAAGGTTCCTCCTGTCCGGAGATCTTGATTAAACTTGGTCATGTGTGCCCGCTCTTGAGTAGAAAAAATGATTGGTACTTTTTTAAAACCCTTGTTGGTATCACAATGAATGTCCAAAGACTCATTAAGATAGTTAAACATCGCAAAATCGATATCTTCAAGTCTTGATGGGTTGATTGGTAAATTTGTTTCCTTTATCTCTTTTGGATTAGATCTACGAGGCATCGAATAGTCCCTCCCTTGCTCGTCTACAAGTTGCAACCACTTCTACACGCACACCATCTTGACCAGTGTCTTGTCCAAACAACATTCTGGGTTCCACAAGTTTTGTTATTTCAAAAAAGTTTCCATCATACTGGATAAAGTCGCCCTCTCTAGCAAACAAATCTTGGTCTTCGGTCAATCTTCTTTTGTGAAAATGAATTTCAATACTATCGTATTTGTCGATACCATATTTATCGGATGATAATTGGGTGCCCTGATAATTTACCAAAGCGTACACTCGAATTGGCGGTAAGAAAGTTTTTTGAATTGCCTCACCATAAAGAGGATGAAAGTTAGACGACTCTAGATCAATAGGAAAATATAAAACGCTTTGACCAATGACGTTTTCAATAATCTCATCGTTAATTTGCTTTACAAGATCTCTTTCCTTCTTCCCCACAAACATTGGTGGAGGCGGAGCAGAGGGTTGTATCCATTGGTTATCAGGCTTTGACTTTGTGGAATCAGACATTTAAGTTACCCCACATAAATGCCATGTGGAATAACCTTCAGAGTTTCACCAAGATTGTTCTGGAAAGCAGCATCACCCTCAGATAACTTGCCGTATGTCATTTCATCAAGGACTGTCTTGAGTTCATCTCTTAGGGCATTTTGTTCTTCTTTACCCTCACTAATCAAGGCAGAACCATTCAAAGTAACATCGTTACCAGGGATTGGTATACTGCCTAGTTTTGATCGAACTTGACCCAAGGTTTCCTTGCATAGAGCTAGGGCAAACCTTCTGATCCACTGTTTTCCTATTGAGTTAATTCTATTATAAGGAACGTTCGGGAATGGTAACGTATTCATGTTATTAACTCCGTCTGCGCCATATTTTCGATCACCGTCCTCATCGTAGTTTTCTTCCGGAAGTCTAAACCTGACCCACATTGAATTAGGTGCAATTCCGTCTTTAGGCGCTGGGTAAATCCTCAATTTATTATTTCTAAGCTCGTATGAATAGTGGGACCCTCGAACCTTCAAATTGTTCTCATAAGCGTTAGCTTGTAATTCATTTTGCCAAACCGGAACTAATTGAAAAGTACTATCGTCTGAATACATTCCGTATGTTGATAGATTACCGACAATACCGTATGTCCCTCCGCCAAAGAATCGCCAAGCAGCGGCGGGTGTTTTATAATATACTTTTTCAATAATAACCTTATTATTTCCAACTTGATTAAAAAATCTAGATCCAGAGTCGGTTGACGCTGAGAAAATCAATTGCTGCAAATCATAATCCTGTTGGTCATCTATTGTATCGAATGATGCAGAATAAGAAGACTGTTGCCCACCGACGCCTGCCAAAACACCCACGGCTTCTGCCATGTGTCTTGGGGCTTCCAAAGTAAATCGTGGGAACTTTAGGTTAGGCTTAATATTAGTGTCTGATCTGTAGGAGGTAAACTCTCCATCTTCATCAAAAGAACCAGTGGCACCACCAAGCATGTCTGAAAGGACGTTCTTGGCTTGGTGTGTATTAATGATATAAGAATATTCAAGACATGACTCTTCATATGCTTGATATACGTTTCTTTCCTGTATCTCAATATCTAATATATTGCCGCCCAACTTATTGAACACATAAGCTACTTGGTCAACTGCACCACTAACAAAACCAGCAGATCCACTGTAAACACCAATTGCTAAAGAGCTAGCTACGTTTTGATGTGTACCAGTTATTGGCAAAACTTTTGCGCTAGTAGTGCTGACTGGGCTTATATCTCTTGCTACCATAATATTAATAGTCTCCAAGTATTGTAGGAGTAACCTTTACTAACTAGTTTGCCTTTAGGATAACTTGTCCTATTAAAACAGAAAACCCCGCCACAAGGGCGGGGTCTCTGCATCATCATCTGATTAGCCTACTTTTAGTTGACTAGATCACGGCAGATAACAAGACCGTACATGTCTGACCGTACCATCTGCTTAGCATACCGAGTCATCACAGCCTTGGTAGGTGCGAATGTATCGGGATTAAAGATGGTTGGCGTGACTTGTAGTGGCACATAAGGTGCATACACATAGCCGCTTTCAAGGAAGCTGTTACCCTTACGACCGACCAATACCAATCCACGAGGGAAGTAAGGATCAACGTAAACGTCCATCTTCTTGCTTAGCGAACCAACGTTTTGAGCGCCCCAAGATCCACCTTCGTCGTCAACTGCGACTGAAGCACGGAATCCAGCGGTAAACTCAAGCAAGCTGGCGACCTCTGGTGAGCAAACAATAAAGTTTGCACCGCCACGGAGGGTCTTACGATGAATACGAGCACTAACATCATTGATGGTTTCCATCAAAGTCTCGTACCACTCACTCACAGTACCCGTAAAGTCGGGAGGAGCGGTAGCCGAAGTAATGTCTGCACCACTTTCACGGTCGAGGAAACGACCAGGGCGACGACTCCAATAAAGAGTGCCACCAGTTGCGCCTTGTACAAGATCGTTAAGAATTTCTTGATCGATCTCAAGAGCAACTTGCTCTGAAAGGACACTAGTAAGCTCAACCTCAGCGTCGAGGTTATGATAAGCATTGAGGTCCTGAGCAAGCTCTGGGGTCCACTTAGCTTTCAACTTACGGGTCATGGCGGTAACAGCAATGCTGTCAACCTTGATGTCGATCTCTGGGATCACATCATTGACACCTAGATCGCCACCGAGTTCCAAGCCCCAGCCTTCAGCACCGACAACAGCGCCAGTAGCGCCACCAGCAGCAAACTTATCCTTACGAGGGAAGGTAAGCGTACCAGTCAAGGCAGCAAGTTCACCAATCTCGAAGCTAGCATCACCATGGATGACCATCGTGAGGTAGTGACTACCATCGGTCGAAGCCGAGTGTTGGGTCAAGCGACGAACGATACGGTTTGCCTTACTAGCACCTAGTTCACTGGCATCCAAGTTGCAAGCAACAAGGTTGTCAAAGTTTAGATCATCCTTAATCGAAGTGATCTCAACACGAATCTCACCAACAACGTCGTTGCCATCAGCACCTTGGTTGCTCAAGAGATCTGCATCATAATCGACACGCTTGAACAAATCAGCGTTAGCTGATGCGGTCAACGCACGAATTTCAACTTCTGGAGTAATCTCGACGAGGTTAGCAGCGGCGATTGCCACAGAACCCGTTGGGGCACTGTAACCATTAGCCAAATCATACGCACCACCACGGTACGAACCATCGTTGTTAACCAAGTTTGGATCTGCTAGACTAAGATCAACACCACCAGTAAGCTGCGAACCAACTCGCCGACCACCGTAAATTGATTTACCTTTCGCACCGAAAGGAAGGGCATCACCTGCGGCTCTGTTGGTGCCGAGAGTGAAGTCCAAGAAGAACACGAGTCCACTTGGTAGACTCATTGGTTGCACTGAAACGAGGTCCTGTGCAAGTAACCCGCCGAATACACGACGTACAATTGGGAATGCGA